CCAGACGGTCCAAGGTACAAAGCATTGGGCAACAGCATGGCAGTACCTGTGATGGCGTGGATCGGACAACGCATAGAACAAGTAGAGGCAATATGCAAGCAGAACAAATAGCCAAGCAGCTGGGCAACGCAAAGAAAGCAAACGGTCAGTGGGTAGCCAGCTGCCCTGTACCTGGTCACGGTAAAGGCAACGGCGACAAGAATCCAAGTCTCAGCATAGACATCAATGAGCAAGGCGTGCCTCTCTTCCACTGTCACGGTGGGTGCTCACAAGAAGATGTCTTCCAGACCATCAGGGAACTGCACCTATTGCCGGAACTCATGGAACGGCCAGACCCACTCGCCAACATCAAACCGATACCGCGCAACATACTGGAGCAGGAGTGGCAATACCAAGACGAGGACAGGACAACGGTATTCGTTAAGCAGCGGTTCAAGATCGGCGAGACAGGTAAGACGTACAGGCTGTACAAGGTTGACGCTGATGGCCGCAGGCACTCAAGCCTCGCTGATGCGCGCATCGTCCCCTATAACCTACCCGCACTGCTGGACGCAAAGACGGCAGGCAGGAACATATTCTTGGTGGAGGGTGAGAAAGCCGCCGATGCCATCACGTCAATAGGCATGATCGCAACCACAGCGCACACTGGTGCCGGCAGCTGGCCGGAGGCCATCACCGAGTACTTTGCTGGCGCTCAGGTCATCATCCTGCCGGACAACGACACGCCAGGCTGGCAGTACGCGCACAAGGCGGCAGCCGCCATACTGCCCATCGCCAAGTCGGTCAAGGTAGTTGACCTCGGCCTGCAAGGCCAAGGAGATGATGCCTATGAATTCCTCGCCGAAGGCGGTAGCAAAGACAAGCTGGTGGCGCTGGTCAAGGCAGCGTCAATCATCACCAGTGTCGATCAGGTAACGATGCCCGAAAGGTTGAATCCGATTACAAATGCAGTGCCGGACGCAACACCATCACCGCAGGACATTGCCAAGGAATTTGAGTCAGAGCCACTAGCACCAGCGATTCCCGCCAAGCCGGCAAAGCAGATCAACATCGAGCATTGGGACAGCATCCAAGATGAGCCGGTGAAGTGGCTCATCGACAAGGTGCTGCCGGTGGGTGCGTTCACGGCGCTTTATGGACCGCCAGGCTCGTTCAAGTCGTTCATTGCCTTGGACATTGCTGAGGCGATCGCCACAGGCAGGACGTGGATGGGCAATGAGGTCAGCGAACAAGGCTCTGTTTTATACATCGCGGGGGAAGGGTTCGGTGGAGTAGGCGCAAGGATCAAGGCGTGCAAGCAGCACCACCAGACAGAGGACGGCGCACCGATCTACGTCATCAGGCACCAACTGAACCTCAGATCAAGCGTTGAGGACTTCAACTCGCTGATGCTGGCCGTAGAGACGCTGGTCATAGACACCGGCATCGACTTCAAGCTGATCATCATCGACACCTTAGCCAGAGCATTTGGCGGCGGGGATGAGAATTCGGCCTCAGACATGATGCAGTTTGTGGTTACCTGTGGGCATATACAGAAGATCGTGCAGGACGCTGCGCTCATGATTTTGCATCACAGCGGCAAAGACTCAGCCAAAGGGATGCGGGGTAGTTCAGCGCTCTTAGGAGCCGTGGACACTGAACTGGAATTGATCCGCTTTGAGGACTCTATGAAAGGGATCATCAGAACCGCCAAGCAAAAAGACGGTGAGGACGGCACCCGCTATGGCTTTGAGATGGTCACTGTGGAACTCAAGCCGCTAGCTGGATCGCTGCAAATCGGTGAGCCGGTCACCAGCCTAGCGGTGCAGGCCAGCGAGATAGGTGAACACGAAGATAAGAAAAATAACGCCAGCAGTGGATCAAAACTTACCGCACAAGAGTCGATAGCACTGACCTGTTTAGAGAATGTGATTAAACAAAAAGGAATGCTAAAGGCTATGGAGGGTACTCAGAGAATGTGCGTCTTAATAGAAGATTGGGAACTTGAATTTAGGGCGAAATTAGGACGCAAACCAAGCGGAGACAAAACATTTGACAAGGCATGGTCCCGCGCTAAGGAGAAACTGACAACTCATAAACTTATGGATATGAGAGATGAATGGGTATGGATGCTTCATAAGACTGTAGATAGTGAGTCTTTTTGATACTGTGTTTATATACATTAAAAATGGAGACATTTGGAGACATTTGGAGACATTGTCTCCGTGAATGGAGACACGACAAACGAGAGTCTATAAGACTCGTAGTTTGTCTCCATCAGTGTCGCCGACACCAATTTATTTGAAAGGAAACCGAAATGGCAACAAAAGCAAAAAGCAAACAGCATCCATCAGCAGAGAGTCCAAGTCCACAAGCAGACCCTTGGACGATTTACGTTCAATCAAAACTGGTGGAGTTGGAGGTTGCCAAAGCAGTCAGCGACAGGAAATGGGGAGAAAATCGACTGATTACTTTAGTAGACAGTCAACTCAGAGAGAAATTCTGGATTCAGAACGCCAGATTGCAGCAAGCAGTGACGGCAAAGGATCAGGCGAAATTCGATTCAAGCCTGGCGGGAATGATCAGAGCGTATGGCGTGCTGGATCAATGGGCAGCCGATCAAGGCATAACGCCAGCCAGCAATAGCATCCCAAGGATTGAGTGGGAGATGCAAAACGGCCAGGTCATGGTGATTGTCAGAACTGTCAACGAGGCCGTGGCAATACAGCGTGAGCGTCAAGACATCAGCAATCAAAACATCTGGGCTATGGAAGAGATTGAGGCGCTGATGGCAGATGAACGTATGCAGCAAGTCATCAAGATCAAAGCACTATTCCCAACAGCCACAGTAACCAGCTTCAAACCAGCGCCAGACTTCAAGCTCGGAGGGGCAACAGGATTTGATGACTTTGAAAACGACTTGAAATTCGATGACAATGAAGTCATGGAAAAGAAATTCGACACGAAACTAGCAGGGAGAATGAAGAATGCAGCAAATTAAGCGATTAGCGGCAGCAATCAAGTACAAGGTACTTGATGCCATCTACTGGATCAAAACAGCTTTAAGGAGGCTCTAAGCGTGGCAGGAAGACCGAAATTCAGACAGGACATGACTCTGCTTGAGGAATTGCCTCACGACATGATCGTGTCCATGTTTGAGGCAGGCAAGTCACAGACCACGATCTGCTACGAACTCGGTATCGGGCGCAGGGCGCTTGAGCAATGGATCGAAGATACCGATCCCTCTATAATTGCGCGTGCGCGCGCGATAGCCGCCGATAAACTCGCGGTGGAGACAATGACCATTGCGGATGACATGGACGTGGAGCATCCGCAGCGCGATGTCCAGCGCATCCGGACGAGGCAGTGGCTGGCCGAAAGGTGGGATCAGAAGACTTACGGCTTACAAAAAGCAGCCTCGATCAACATCAACATCCAAGATTTACGCATGGCCGCGCTGCGCCATGTCGAGGTTGTCGATGACTTATCCACAGGCGAGAGGCAGGATTGAGCCGTGATTGATCACATTGCCCTGTGGATAACGCAACTCTGCCTGTTTGTTGAGCAAATACTGGTCAGTTATCCACAATTGACTTAACATAATGGACATCGTGTTAAATGGAATATGTCAGCATTCTGTAAGAAAGCATATAGATCAATGACTTGCATGAATAGTGGATTGTGGATAACTTTCAGCGGTAAAGTGGCCGCTGCTGGTGCCGGAGCGTGCCGCTGGCCGTGGGCGGCGGCGACCCCCCCCATCGCTGGTTTTGGCGGGGGCAGCTGATGATGCAACCGAACACCTACCGAAATCCGCAACCGACATAACCACATGACCCTACCCCCTACCCCCACTGCGACAAAGAAGCGCGTCCCGAAAAAAAATTCTGATGATTTGGTGGCGAATAACCCATTTGTCGAATTCGTCAAGCTCTACAAGAATAATCCTGTCCTATTCGTCAGAGAGGTGCTGAACACTGAGCCTGACCCGTGGCAAGTGGAATTCTTGAACCACATTGCGGCTGGCAATAGAAGAATTAGCGTGAGGAGTGGACACGGTGTTGGGAAGAGTACTGGCGCGAGCTGGGCGATG